GACTTTGCTGTAATCAACAATCCAGTTAACTGGTCTTCCGACTCTTTGTTCGATAATTTTGTCGCCAACTTTAATGCCAGCTTTAATAGCATTAGCCTCAGCTTCAGACGACCAAAGCTTAATGACGGTGGTACTGAAGAACTTAACAGCCATTCCGCCCGTGGGGATGTGGCTAGCATGCATAGATCCAAACTGATTTCGTTGTTGTGAGATGAGAACAAGTAATGTGTTTTTGTTTGCATAGTTTAACATTTTGACTGCGTGGGTCATATCCTTTGCTTCAGCGCCGATTTGCTTAGTATCTTGCAAATCCTTTAATTCATTTCCGTCTTTTTCAAAATAGATTGCTGGAAGTAATGCTGAAATAGAGTCAACAACAATTAAATCAACATCCGCCTCCATCAATTTTGTTGCAACATCCACCATATCATTTACAGTTTTGGCTGGAGAGTAAATAAGTTTTTCTGAATCTACTCCTAGTTGCTCTGCCCATTTAGGATCATAAGAAGCTTCCGCATCAATCCATGCACAGGTCTTTCCTTCTTTTTGTGCCATAGCAATCATCTGTAGGCAGAAAGAGGATTTGCCAGCAGACTTATTTCCCCAAACAAGGACCTGACGGCCATACGGTAGTCCACCACGCAATGCCATATTCAAGCCAATGCTGGGCGTAGCCTGCTTATGTACTTGAACTTCTTGTGCTGATTGAACTCGTGCTCTTGTTTTTGGATCTAGTTTTGCTAATACATCATCTAATACAATTGTCATTATTTATCTTTTCTCTTTCTCCCATTATACCATTTAGAATAGGTTGCCGTGAAGCTTTGGACGCTCTTTATTTATATTAATTTTCTTTTCTAGAATTTCATCTAGGCTATGAAGAATCTGCTCTTCATTTCTCATTGCAGCATATACGTCAAGTATTCGAATGATAATATCTGCGATCTCTTCTACTATATGCTCACTACCCTTAGACTTTCTAATTGCTTCAAGCACCTCTGTTACTTCAGAATGGACAAGGGCAAGCTTATTACCTATCTTGTCGTGAGTATATTCTCCGTCCCAGAACCCCTTTTGTCTTGCTGTTTCATGCAATAGGGCTGAAAGGGCATCTAAACCATACTCTGTAACTATTTCATTGCTGTTCATTTTTGCTCCTTAAACTAAATTTAAATGTTAAGGTATCATCATCGTACTCAACTACTAGCTCCTTATCTTGTCCTCCAGCATCCACAAACTTTAATGTGGGTACTGATAGGGTTCCATATTCTTCTAGTAGGGCTACAAGTATTTTATTCAGACTCATAGACTGAATAATATCTTCTGTCATTTTATTTCCTTAACATTCAATGTGCCATCATCTAATTCTTTTAATATTACTTGGCACTTCATGCCTTCACGCATTTTAGCGAGAGACATCTTATACATGGTTGGGAATGCAATGGCTCGTGTAAGGTTTTTATCCTTATCAGTCATAACAATATGAGCCATCATCTTGCCAGCTTTTGTCTTATACGGGGTAAAGTTTATCACATAATATTCGTTCTCCGCAAGGTCATACTGCTTACGATATAGGTAGTCGACAAATAGATCCTTAGAATCTGGACCAATTTCACTAACCTTAATATATCTAGCAATACGATTATCTCCTACTAGAATAAAGTACATCTGACCTGTTTCAATTTGCGTTTGCTCATGGTGGAATAATCCAATAGAGCCAGTTTCATCTACTAGTTCTACTCTTGCCCACCCATTTCCACGCTTGATATTTTTGACCATGCCAAACATTACAAATGATCCTAGTTCATCAAACTCTTCAATTGGTCTAGCCTGTGCTTTAATTCGTGGAGGCAAATCTAAATTAAATGTAGGTATACCTAAATACTCGTAGTAGTTATCTTTCTCTGTTCCGCTTCTAGGATTATCTTCAAATGCCGCACCACCGATTGCATTTAATGCTGATATAGCACGAGAGTTAATACCACTACCTTTCTTAGAAGCTTTATCTATAAACTCCTTATAATTAGCAAATGGTCGTTGGTCTATAATCTTATTTGCTATGCTGTCAGAAATAAACTTAACTTCTGCCAAACCAAAGATAATAGCATCACCTTTGAGAGAGAAATAAATGTCAGACTCATTGATATGAGGCAGGCGAATCTTAAGTCCTAGTCGCTTTGCTTCAATCAAGTATTCTGTTCTGGTGTCTTTGTTTCCCTCATTTCTAAGTAGCGAAAACATAAATTCAAGAGGATAATAAAACTTAAGCCAAGCGGTATAATAAGAAAGCATAGAATAAGCAACGGCGTGACTACGATTGAACGAATACCCCGCATGGGCTTCGAAGTCATGCCAAAGATGCTGCGCTTCCTTTTTACTAATATGCTTTTCAGCCCCAGCAATAAATTGATCCTTGAACTGGTCGAATTCTTTTGCATCTTTTTTCTTTCCAATAATTTTACGGACCTTGTCTGCCTCAGACCAAGTCATTCCACCAAGGTGAACGCAAGCCTGCATAACCTGCTCTTGGTAGATAATAACGCCATATGTGTTTGACGTAAATGGTTGCATGATTGGGTGAACATATTTAATTGCTTCGTTTCCGTGCTTACGGTTAATATATGAAGCACCCACCGTATTCATAGCTCCTGGGCGTACAAGAGCGTTTGATGCTGCCAAATCTTCAAATGTGCTTACGCCCATCTTCATAAGTAGATTTGTATATGGAGTTGCTTCAGCCTGAAACACTCCCTTTGTATATCCTTCGCTTAACATTCCATATACATTCTTATCGTCTAATGGAATTGAAGATAAATTAATGTCCTTACCAGATCTATCTTTAATTGATTTCAATGTATCTGAAATCACAGATAAGGTCTTTAGGCCCAAAGCGTCAAGCTTTATCAGACCAATATCTGCGACTGTATCCATGTCATAAGCAACAACTGGAATTCTTCCAGAAACTTTATCCTGTGCATCCTCACGAGATTCGATAGGTGCATACTTTCTAATATCATCTTTAGCAACGACAACACCTGCAGCATGTACGCCAACACTTCGGATCTTGCCACGAAGTCTTTCTGCAAGCCAAGTTACTTCTGGATATTTGGTTCTAAATTCTTTTGTATTAGGTGACTCTAGATAATCTTCGAATGTATCCACAGACTTCAAAGCCTTGTTGACATCGCCAAGCGGGACCATAAATACACGAGCAGCATCACGAACTACACCCTTATCCTTAAAATAAGTAAATGTAGAAATAGATGCAACGTGCTTAAACTTCTTTTTCAAATAATCTTTTACTTCTTTGCGACGGCGGTCTTCAAAGTCTGTATCAATATCAGGGAAGTCATTACGCTCAGGATTAATAAAACGGAAGAAAAGCAAATCATACTTAATTGGATCTACATCTGTAATTCCTAGGGCATAGCAGACTAATGAGCCTGCAGCAGAACCACGACCTGGACCAACCGTAATATTATTTTGTTTAGCCCAGTTAATCATATCTGCCACAACTAGGAAGTATGATGCAAATTTCTTATCTTTAATTACAGATAACTCTTCTTCCAACCTGTCAATATAGACCTTATCCTGATCTAGGGATAGGCGTTTAAGGCCTTCTGAGGCCATCTGAGCCAGTTTCTGGTCAGCATTGGTCTTAGGGACTGGCAGAAGGTCTAGACCCCTGTGAAACTCGTATTCTTCAATTTTGGAGGCTATCTCCATAGTATTATCAAATATGTCTGTTCTATTTATTCCAGCCTCTTTAAAGTCCGCCTCAATTTCTTGGCGGGTCTGAATAAACAAATTATAGTCTTGGAATGATATTTTACGGTCAGGATATAAGTAATTAAATCTATCTAGCATGTCCTTCATATTTCTAGACATGTCAAAGTCTGCCTCTTTATCTGCTTTAGGTGATGTAGATAGAATAAGCATAGCCTCTTCTAATATACGGTCTTCACCTTTAGCAAAGTGTGCGTCTCCTGTTGCTACCGCCTTAATTCCTAGTTCATCTGCTAGTTCTAAAAGCTTTGAATTTATTTCTTTCGGATTGTGAGATTGTACCTCAACATAAAAATCATCCAGAAAAGTCTTTTTAAAATTCTTGAGCAGAAGTTTAGCCTCTGCATAGTCTTCTTTTTCAATAGCCTTGCTAACAATGCCGTTAAGGCATCCAGACAAAACAATAATGCCTTCGGAGTATTCATTTAATATCTCTCTATCAATACGTGGCTTATGATAAAAGCCTTCGTTCCATGCCAACTCTTGCAGAGTATGAATATTATTAAGACCAGTCTGATTTTTTGCCAGAAGGATAATATGATTATATGCCTGAATTGATTTATCTGTTTTAGATGAACGATCAAATCTATCTGTGGGGGAGATATATGCCTCAACCCCAAGTATTGGCTTAATGCCAATTTCTTTACATGCTATTTGCATATCACGGTGAGAAGCCAAAGTACCGTGGTCTGTAATTGCTAATGCGGTTTGCCCTGCATCTTTTGCTGCCTGCGCTAATTCGGCAGGAGAGTTAAGGCCATCCATAAGTGAATAATATGAATGCACATGTAAGTGTGTGAATGACATTAACTCTCCGCCTTTAATTAGATATTACCAGTCGAGATTGCTACTAGTTGCTGAATCCGACTCTGCGCTTCCGCCTTCTCCATTAAAGAAAGCTTCCTGCTCTGTGTATGGAAGATCACGAACTGCTGTCTCTTCCAACTTGTATAGTTCCAACGCTGATGCGTCGAATGGAGTTTCATCCTTTGCAAGTGGGATGATTGTGTAACTGGTGTCTGTCTTTGTACCAGTACGCTTGATACGCCACATGAGATTTGTGATTGAACCCATTTCTCCTGCGTATTCGATTAGTGTAGGTGTAACGGTCTTACCGCTTGAGCCTTGTGAAAGAATTGCAACATATGGCTCTTCCTTGCCATCGTCAACCAAGACATTGATGTAAAGTCGTGTACGACCCTTCCACCCTGCCTTGTAGTCTTTGCGGTGTTGTTCACAACCATAGCACTTACCTTGGTCATCCATTGAGCAGAGACCTTTACGACGATAGTCTTTTGGATTTGTGTGTTCGACTGCAATAAAGCCCAGTCCTAGCTTATCATTATAACTTGGTGAGTCTGGATCTAGTTCTTGAAGGAAACGAATCTTTACGCTTTCTCCATCTTCAAGCTTAACCCAACGAGCCTTGCTACCTTCTGAATTTGACTGTGGCTTGTCCATAACTGCATTCAAGCCCTTTAGTCCTTTAACGATACCCATTTATTTTCTCCTTATAGTTGACGGTATAGATCCGTCTGTCTTTTCATTATATCATGGATTCCAGGTTCTGTATTCAATATCGGATACAGAATTCTTAATACATGTGGCAATTTCCTCGTCGGTCATGTCACCTGCATCTTTTGCATTATTAGGATATATCTTACCATAACTATGCGAAGCCCACAAGATGTCTTTATTGCGAAGTTTATTAGCAATTGTCATTCCTAATTCCCTACCCGCCTGATCTGCATCAGTCATAATAATAATACGATTAAAGTATCTGTTGAGCAAATTTAAATTGTCGTGTGATATATGTCCACCAAGAGTAGCCACGACATTTGGAAATCCAGCCTGATGAACACGGATAGCATCAAATGTTGACTCTACAATAACAACTTGGCTACCAACCTTTTTGGCACGGTGAATATTAAACATTGTTTTACTGCGTGGCAGATTGGTGCTATTCTTAAACTTCTTTTCTGATATAGAGCGACCAACTAATCCTACAGGAATTCCGTCGGGGGAATGAACAGGAACAATAACCATACCCATATTAGCAGAATAGCCTAATCTAAAATAATGCATTGCTTCATCTTTAATCCCACGATGTCTAAAATATTCTTGAGCATGTGGATTAGACCCAAGATTATTATAAAGTTGATCTAATGTTTCTTGTGGAAATTCTACAAAGTCTGGCTTATCCTCAAACATGTCCTTAAGAACTTCGTCAAAATTCTCTACCGATTCTGCTTCCTTGGAAGCAATATATCGTAGGGCTTCGAACTCATTCTTGTTTAGGATCTTCTTAACTAATTCCTGTAATGTGCCTGCTTCACCGCATGAAGGGTTAAAGCAAATATATGCACCCTTCTCACGACTTACGCTAAAGCTAGATGTATGGCGATTTGAATGAAATGGGCAGAAACATAGATAGTCATTGCCTGTCTCACCAACAATATCTAAACCTAATGATTTAATTACTGCTTTGATGTGAGCAGGTGCGTATTGCGTGGTATCAACTTTCCTTGTGATATCCCCTCGTACTGGCATGCTTTCTTCTTTCCCATATGTATACCGTAAATGGTCATTTCAAAGAACCACTTATTCAATGCCTCATCATATCTAATAATCCAAAAGGGGTCAAGGTCTAATACTCTTAGGTAGCCCCTGTCTTTCATTTGATATGAAATTGTTCTCTCCGCATTCGCCTTTGCATATATTGCATGAGAGTCATCTATAAACTCCCCTTCTAACCAGAAAGGCTTTATTGGCTTACGCATTTCCGCCCTTCATATCTGGCAGATTGTCATAGATTGGATTAATTACTCCACGATTAATATCCCAGTCTAGATAGAAATCAAATTCTTGTCCATGACGGTTCTTTCGTGAAACTACTTCAATCATATTTGTTCCTGGATATCTATGAATAGCCATAGCCATATCAGCATCATATTCGATAGCCTTAGACCACGCTACCTGTGACATCATTGGTGGCTCATCCTGATCAGAAATATCATCTGCGGTTGCTGCAGTAATATCAATTACTGGAATGTTGTTTGCCACAGCCAAAAGCTTGAACTCACGAGAAATATTTCTGTTACGCTCTACTTCAGAATGGCTACGCTTATTGTCATTAAACAACTGGTGATAATCAAGAATAACTAGATCTGGCTTGTGCTGGTCAATCTTACCCTGAACTGTTGCAGGAGTTACCTCTGCAGTTCCTTCATTAGATACAAGAATGAATCCGTTCTTGTTATCAAACTTTTTCTTACCCCATGATCGGAAGTCGTCAATATTAATATCACCCTTTGACAAATCACTGGCACGGAATAAACCAGAACCTAGCATTGTATATATACGGTCACGCATATTTTCAGGAGACATTTCAAGAGAAATAATCATAGGCTTGAAACCTTGCTCCCATGCCTTACATGCAAGATAAGATGTGAACCATGTCTTACCACGTCCTGGCCAACCAATAGCAACAATTAAATGTCCTGGGGCCATGCCTGTAGGATATGCCTTATCAATAGCATCAAAGCCTGTAAGAATTCCTGGACTTCCGCCCATTGCAGCAGACCGATCTTTAACTGCAAGGAAATGGTTCTCTGCTGCCTCAAGATCTGTTACGTCAATGTCACGAACATTGTTAGTAAACTTAGATAGCCCCGCAAGCTTCGACTGCATTTCTGCTAGAACACGAGAAGCGGCATCTTCCTTAAGAGAAGAACCTGATTGAATAATAATAGACTTAAGTCTATTTGTAAGGTACTCATTCTTAAGTTTATCTAGATAGTAACCAGTCTGACCTTTTGTTTCTACTGGCTCAAAATCTTTATGGCGTTCCATCAATACGCCAGCTTCAGGTACAGCCTTAAACTTATAATAATATGTTTTTAGACTATGCCAAATATCTGCATGAGACGTAAAGATCTCATCAACATTATCAGCGAGCAATACGCTTATATCTTTATTCTTGCATACGGCAGATAACAGTTCTGCTTCTGTATTCATTCTCCGCCTTCCACCATCTTCTTTGTAGCCTCTCGCAGTATGCGACGATTCTCTTTATCCTTATCAATTTCATTCTTCAAAAAATCTATCTTGTCAAAGTTATAGAAGAAGAACTGAAGCGGGTGTCCAGACTTATTGGTACGGAAATAATATACCAGTAGGTCTTTAGCACGTTCATATCCTACACTATCTATGACATCTTGCATAGCCCATTTCTCACGGAATTTATTTAAACGTGGCTTTTTCCCATACTTCTCCTTATACAAGGATTCGTATAGGCCTATGAGTACATAGGGCTCCTTCTCATTTGCCACTCTTTAATTCCTCTTCCACTTCACGAGTCTTCTGAATAAGCTTATCTTCTACAAACTTATAGACACGCTCTGTAGCGGTATCCGCATTCTCTCCATCACGAACCCAGTCTTCTATGCCAATACCAATCTTGATACTCTCATAGTTTCCTAAGTTGCGGGTAAAAGAAAGATCCACCTTAACTCTAGTTTCCATTATTCAGCCTTCCACACAGGTACAAACGAACCGTCATTGGTCTTAGTATACAATATTAAATTGTGTTTGAGAATAGCCTGCAGTTCTGTTCTTGAAGGCAAATCTCTAATATATCCTGCATCTAAAATAAATTGATGAATGTCCAATATGTCCGATTCGCTCAACATAAACTTAAACCATTTACTTTCAGGGTTACTAATTGGATATACCTTTTGGGGTTCTTTTATTTTACCCGCCAAAATATATTCTTCAACTGTAACCTTATGTCTATTCAATAAAGCTGCAGCATCTTTGACGCTATAGGCATTTTCCATATTCTTTTCAACCAAGTTGTAGGAATATAAAACACGTTTGCCGTCTGGGTAGCACCAAGCAATCAATTCGTCTTTAGCACGAATAGATCTAATTACTTTATGTACTTTTCCGTTTAAGAAGAAATACTGTAATTTTTTGCGTGATCGCTGTCTGTTTTTTCTAGCCATCGTCCGAAAGCGCTAGTCTCCTTATTGATCATCCATCGCTTACCGCAAAGGATGCAAAACAATTCTACGTGTAATTTCTGCGAGAATACTCTATCCACGAATACTCTACCATTGCATTTCTGACACTTCATCATAACTTAAACAACTTCCCATCCACCACACACGAATAGTCTGGAGAAACATGGATCATTTGAACATGTGGGTATTCTCCATTTTCAATATGAGCAATAGCAAATCCCTTCTGCCAATCATGGTGCTGAGTATATTTCATACCTGGCCCCTTTTCATCACACATGTGACCAATTTCGTATCCACGAAGAGTTTCACCCTGTCCATTATTTCTAAGTTCATATGTTACCATATGCGAAGCAATTCTATGTGAGTGTCCACGAATTAAAGATACCTGCATATCTTCCATATCTTTTCTAACAGAACCTGACGCTGCAATTGAAATTCCGTGATGAACATGAATGTCTCCAAATCTACGCTTAGGCAATGAGTCATAATAAATATATTCATAACCCAATGAGTCTAAATTCCATAATGCTTCAGGTGTTACTTCATTAATATAATCTGGCAACTTGGCATCTACATAATTAAAGATACGAATATCGTGATTACCTAGTGCCGAAAACAATTGTGCATCTGGAAGCATCTCACGAGTCTTTGCATAGAAGTCTCTTGCACCTTTTGCCTCATGGCGCATTGTCGGTATAATCAAATCGGCGCTATCTGTTTTGTATAAATTTAAAAACTCTGCAGAACGACCTTCGGTATATTTGCTATAGCATGCTTGATCATCTGTATCTCCAAGATAGTCAACTACGTCTGGCTTAAACCATTTCATAACCTTAAACCAAAGCTCAATCATCTTATCATCTTGATATGGGAACTGCTGATCTGACGATAGCATCCACTTTAAATCGTTTGTCATTAAAATCCTTATGTAAAAAAAGTCACGGGGTCGTGACTTAAGGTAAATAGAATTGTAGCATATAGAACTATGCTGTCAATAGCCTATGAACAAATAACCAAATAGTATAGGCTTAAGTTTGTTGGAGGAGTATCTCCCTTTGCAGTATAAATATATCCAGAGCAACCTGTTTGACTTATGCTTTCAATATAAATAGTTAGACTTGCCTTAGCTCCGCCAGCAAGCATGGGAGTAATAACTACAGATACAGGTTGAGAATCAGCTTGCCACTTAATGCTAAATCCAGTTCTTCCACCAGCAGTTAGCTTACCACTAAATGGAGCAATGTTTCCAAAGATGTGCTTTGCCTTTAGTTCGGTTACATTGGTATTATTATTGATAACAGTCTGACCAATTTTAGGAATGCTAGACTTAACTTCTGTTAGCCGTCTATCTAAATCTTGTAGAGCGGCTGCGTCTAAAGGTGTCCCGTCATCAAATGCCATTAAAGTGTTTCTCCTATATCGTGTGCTTTTATCTCTGCTTCAGAAACTTCAATTAGATTAGATCTATCTAGACCATACCTATCGAATATATCTGGGTCAACTATGTGCCTTAGTTTATTCTGAGATACTAGATACATTTTACCATCTGCGATGTTCTTGATCAAAGTACCGTCTCTAAAGCCTAGTTTACCTACTAGTTTAATTCCTGATAAAGCCGCCTCGGTTGCATTTACTGTTGTAAATGACCAAGATGTGGCGGCCCTATCTGAAATCAACTTGTATCTTTTGCCATCCTTAATCCAGTATGTAGCCTTATCAGTTTTAACTGCTAGGCCAGAAGGGAAATTAGTTGGCTGTGATATTGTTAAGGTGCTCTTCGTAGTCTTGAACAGCCTCATCCTTTGCCTGCTTTTCTTCCATAAGTTTAGTAATTTCTGCCCGTAAAATTGCAATCTGAGTTTCATAATTAGATACAATCTCTCCTATGCGCTGTTGTAGGGCGGTAATAACTAATTCCGCTTTTTCTGCCATTAAATTTCCTATGCTGTCAATTCGGCTTTTTCTGCTTGAAGAGCCGAAATTTTTGAATCAAGTACTGCTATCTGTGAATTTAATGAAGATATAGTAGTTGCTTCTGGATTAGCAACTGCGTTCTCTTCTATTAGAGAAATTTCTAAATTATATTTATTATATTCAATATTTTTAATATGCTGATCTATAATTGAAATTTTCTCTTCATTGGATAATGTAGTCATTTTTCCTCCTCCTATATTATATTATATAAACCTTAGTCTGGCAAGGCCTCTAGCTCTGCCAGCTTTTGATTTAATACCTCTAAGTGGGCTAGGGCATTTTGACGATATATAGAAATTTGCTCATATCTCTCTGTGCCACTGCCCTCAACTTCGACCTGACCTAACTCTAAGTCTAAATCAAAATTATATATTTGCTCATTTGCAAACTTTATTTTTTGTTTAACTATGTATATTTTTTCATACTTGGTTAAAGAAGTATCCATTATTCCTCCTAATAGGTATAAGTAATTGTATCATTTTAAATTCCCGCTGTCCATGGGCCAGTATATTCATTAAAATCAGTTCCATTAATATATGGCTGAATACTACCATATCTTGCTGAAGATGAATATGTAACATCTCCTCTAAGTGAGGACATTAGGTATATTCTATAAACTCCAGATACTGTTTGGTATGTATCTTGAGTAGTTGAGTATGATCTATAATTAGTATAATTTCTTGCTGTTCCAGCCGATAACTGGGTTGATCCAATATGGAAATTCCATCCTCCAGAACCACTTGTGCTTCCGCTCCAAGTAAATGTTCCGTTATCCCAACCCCACCTAAAGTTTGCTGTTCCAGTAGTTACACGCTGGAAGTTTGAAGGAGCGTTTGTGTTCCATTTAGGCATTGTTCCAGTCCATGTTGGTGTAACAAAGGCCGTGCTTGTTGTAATTGCTGTAGAAAATGCGGAATCAGCAGTGGTTCCAGCACTATCCGTAGCCCTTGCTGTAGCCTTAGCATAATATGTTGTTCCACCAGATCCCCCACTCCATACATAAGACCAAGCTCCAGTAATTGAGTCTACGGTTGGCATTCCTGTTGTTATAGTTGAAATTAAAGTTTGAGATGAATTATATATTTTTATTGCGCTTATAGTTACATAAGCACTTCCACCAGATACTGGAGATGCAGTTCCACTAATTGTAAATCCGCTACTTGTAGCAGTTCCAACGTTTATTGATGTGCTAGGATTAATATATGACCTAGAAGATGTATCTGAATATGCAATAGTGGAAGTACCAGTTTGATTAGCACCATAATATGCAGTAACTTTTGCTCTAAAATAATAAGAAGGTGAGCTTGCGTCACTAGGTGTAATTGTATATTGACTATTTGAATTTAAAGTTTTGGTAGTAGCATTTGTAGGAACGGGAGTAGATGTACTAATAAGTAATTCTTTTTTATAAGATGCAGCATCTGACCAAGTTCCAAGACCTATGCTGATTACAGATCCAGCACTGTAATTGTTTGTATCAGTAGATAATGTTGGAATAGAGCTATTTGAAGGAGCAGGAGATGTTGTTGCAAAATTTCCGCTTGTTGCCTCAGTTCCATCTTGATATACCGAACTAGTATATTCATATCTAGGATTTACAACAACATAGTAATCAGTTCCTTGTGTTAAACTATTAAATGTGGCAGACCCAGAAGTTAAATTATATCCCTTATCTTCTATTAGTGAGCTATCAGAAGATTTATATAGTCTTGCCCTATATTTATTTACTGCTCCAGTCCCGTTCCAAGTAATAGTCAAGCTTGTATTACTAGAAGAAGACAGGGTGAAGCCGCTAACAGTCATGGCATCTGCACCATTTAAAGTTTTACTTCCAATAATAGTTAAAGTGCCAGTAGTTCCTGTTTTATTTGCTCCAGACCAAGCCTGAACATATGCTGTATATGTTGCTGTATTAGAATTAGATCCAGTAATTAATATTTTATTTGCGTCACCATTAGTAGCATTTACATAATTAGTTATTGAGTCTACATTCTCTACCCCACCAATAAAATATGTTCTCTCAAACCAGCCCTGAACAGATCCAGTATTAGACTGAGCTGTAAAGAAAATAGTACCCTGATTTGCAGAAAAGCTTTTAGTAACCAAAGATGTGGGGGTTACTGGTGTGGGTGCTAGTGTTTTAAAAGTTCCACTTGCGGTGGTAAATCCATCATGATAAATTCCATACGTTTCGTTATACATATACCTTGCCATAACATCAGCATTATAGTCCGTATTTTGAGTCAAGCCACTAATATTAACAGTTGCTTCTGTATATGGGGTTATTGTTAAACTTAAAGGATTGTATCCAGATACTCCTGTTCCTCCAGAAGTTCCAGTTCTTAAATAGAATAACGCCCTGTTTGCAGCATTAGGAGTAAACTTGGCAGATGCAGTAGTTTGAGTTATGCTAGAAAATGTTGGGGCAGCATTATCAATATTTGCAGTTAGCCTTTCGGATGGCTGTCCATTAGCATTAATAATTGTTACATATGTTCCAGATGTGTCATACATATTACCATCTACGGAATTATTATATGGAGTTATTTGTGCATACCAAAGCAAGTAGTTACTCTGCCAGTACGTAGTATTTGTTGGATAAAATCCATTAAAAGAATCCTTTGCAAAATAATATGTGCTGGTACTTGCTCTATAAATATAATCTCCCTTATTATAGTTAACTGTAGTTATTTTAGTCCAGTAACTAGTATTTGTGGGAGTCACCGCTTCAAATCCAGGATCGTTTGCTGTATATTGATATACAGGAGAGTTAAATACAGTACTTCCATAATATACCGTATTGCCTTGCGTATAAGTGTTGCCAGAAGACCATGTGTGCGGAGTATACGGATAAGTTCCTACAACAGTGCCAAGGGTCCAATATCTATTTGATGCGCCTATAGATGGGGCAGTACTAGCTCCAGAAAAAGAAATTAATTTAGCCTGATATTCATTTCCAGCATACCAAGCTGTGTTGTATTGGTAATATCTGGTGGTAGATAAATAAGTATCTTCATTCCAGGTTTTTAAAGTAAAATATGACATTAAGTTATGCTCAAACTTGTACGGTCTGCTACTTGTAACAGATTGAGTAAATGGTCCTATTTCAAAACCGCTGAAAGTTGTAGGAATAAATTTATATTGAATGCTATTGGTATTTGTTCCAGTAGTTAAAAATAGTTGTAAATTATTTCCAGTAAAATTAAAATGCTGAACAGATGTTAAATTTCCTGGAGCTACTGGAGTTTCAGCAGATACCTCATTTGAATAAGATCCATAATAACCTCTGCCAAGAGTGGCGGTCCATGGAAGAATTCTAAAATAATATAATGTTGCAGGAGATAGTCCAGTAACTGTTATTGATGATGAACTAGTAGTTCCAAAAGACGTTGTTGGATTTGGAGAAGTTCCATAAAAAATTTCATAACTTCCAGATCCAACTGTAGGAGTCCATGATAATGCTATTGAGTTTCTAGTAATTGTTCCAGTTGCCAATGTGTAGATATCTCTTGGCATATCAAATGTTACTGGGTAAGAAGCTGAAGTTTGCTCTGTTCCATAAGTAGAGTTAGTAGCTTTAGAAACATAAATAAACCAGTTTGTGGCATTCTGAATCATATCAGATTGAGTTAAAGTATAAGTATCATTTGTATTGCTAGAACCAGAAGCAGGATTTGAAGATGTTCCGCTTGCACCAGAAATATTAGTAAAATTAGCTGGTAGGTTATCTCCACTTCCCCTGGCAAAATTGTAAGTTACTCCAGAAGCATTTGTCCAATGATAAAGTTTACCAGTTAGCTTTTTAGTTTGAGTAGTTGAATTTGCTGTAGTTAAAGTAATTTCAACTTGTGTTTGTATATCTGGAGTAATTGCTTGCTGAAATACTAATTGCCATGCTCCAGAAGTTTTTCTCCATATACGTCTAACAGATTGCCAAGACCCGCCTGTTTTCCTATAAACAGTTTTAATTGGTTGCCAAGTGCCGCCAGACTTTCTCCATATTCTAGGCATCTATATCACGCCGTACTAAAATATAGATCGCCGTTTCTTCCTGTTCCAGAAGACGGTGTTGTTGCTTGCGTAGTAGAAAAATATTGAGTGTAGCCTAATCCCATAGATCCATCTGAATCAACAACAAGTGGTCTTAAAGATTGTCCAATAGTGTCATAAATATTTGCATAGTTATCAGCATCTCTTTGAGCAGCAAGCTGCCAATGATCCCATACAATTCTTCTTACATATTCTGTTCCATTATATCCAGTAAATCCAAAATGTACATTATAATCTCCAGAAGCATGCGTTATATAAAATCCCCCAGGCTCAACTCCATTTTCTGTAGTTTTTGCTTGTAGGTATACTGATACTGGAGAAAGCGTTAACTTATTGGTATTATTTTGAACATAAACTCCACCATCTGAACCAAGACCAGAATAGGATCCTAGAGTCGCTATTGTGCTCTCAGATAATGATATGTTTAAGTATCCGCTTGAAAGTGATGCTGTTGCTGGAACATTTGTTTGAAAGAATCCTGGAATAGATCCAGTATTAGTAATGCTTCCAGAACTTGATAATGTAATATTAGATCCAGTTAATGTAGAAGCCCCAATTGTCCATCCGCCAACTTTTCCATTATCAGCAAATATGCTTCCAGCTAAAGATACGTTACCTGCTGGGTCTAATGAAAATGAAGTTCTTGATTCACCTTGAACAACTACCGATGGACCAACAATACCAGAAGCTGCACTTATTGTAACCTTGTTAGATCCATTTTGCATTAAAGCAATTATTGGAGAATCTGGGTCTAGTTTAATTTGACTATTATTTGGACCAACAATAGAGCTTTCTAATGTGCTTCCTACTATTGTCCATCCGCCAATTTTTCCTGAATTTGCTCGTAAGTATCCAGATCCATTAACACTAAATGGATAAACTCCAGAAACTGGAGTTCCAATATTCAATGCATTTGTTAAGGTTCCAGTTGCTGCAGATATATCACCACTAAATGAACCACTTCCTTTAATAGACAATACGCTCTGACCTGCGCCATTTGTGCTAAATGATAGTAATGGATCTGATGTGCCGCCAGTTCCATATATTGTAATTGGATCACCAGTTCCAGAAAGCTTTACATGTTTTCCAGAGCTTGATCCAACAGTTACCACTTGAGATGATATTGTTCCAGTTGTAATTTGATCTGCTGTAATAGATATAATATCTCCAGATCCAGCTTTACCAATTTGAGCTGGGCTTCCAGTTGCTAAAACAGCGGCAGAGTCTTGTGCAACATTTCCATTAGTTGTTTTTATTTTTACATAATAATCTGTATTATATGTCATGGCTACGCCATTGACCAAAGTTCCTACTGCGATATTTAATGTATTTTGGCCATTACCAAAATTTAAAACATCTACCTGATTTGCACCAGGGCTTCCGATATCAATTGGAGTAAATCCTGCTGAAGTGCCAACATAAACTTTTGCTGCTACGAATCCATTTGGCTGATTGCCGCCACTAGAAGTCTTACCATTCCATGCTAACTGTATAGCCCCAAGCACAGAAGATACTGTAGGGGTAGATGGAGTAACGGAAGGGTCTACAACCAAAGTTGCTGCGGGATCTGTTACATATACTGTAGTAGCATTGGTAGTTTGTCCACTTATCTTAGAAGGAGTTATTGTTAAAAGTGTAACTGTATATGCAAGTCCAGGTGCTGCAGAACCTGGAGCGGCTATTGTTTTAGTTCCAGCCGCAGTAAATGAGTCCGCAACTTTTGTTCCATCGCCAAAGATTCCGCCAGCAATTTTAACATCAACCCTAAGAGCATTTGCAGGAAATGTTCCTAAAGAAACTTTAATAAACCCTGCTCCACCTTCTACAGAAGTTCCAGTAGGAGCAGTAGGAACACTTTCGGCCCCAGTAAGAATTGAATATCCAGGAGACCAATCGCTTAGTGTGCCATCTGGAAATACATATTGGAATTGAAAAACATATGCTTCTGATATTTTTAATCCAGTAGCTGTTAATTGAAATTTATTTTTATCTACCGCATCAGGTTGAGATGTTATTCGAAGATCTTTTGGTAAATATTGTCCAGATGATTCTAGTGTTTCTGCCATCTAGAACTCCAATTCTAATTTATACTCTATATCTACTGGACGACCAGAAGGCTTTTGCAATGGTGTTGTTAACACATGTCGTGCAATTAAACCATATTGTGGATCAAATGTATCTTCGTCATTAATTCTAAGTCCATCAAAATAAACTGCTGTTGATCCGCCTGCTCCTGCAGTTACCTCGATTCCAACTTTTGTAATGCTTGTAGCATCTGGCGGGGTTAATGATGTATTACCAAATACTGTTGACATGGGAACTGATTGAATTCTATCTCCGCTTCCTGATGCTGGAGTAAAATCTGCATAGTAGTATTGTGTATCTGAACTATAAAGCTTTACACGAATATTGCTAACATTATTGTCTACTTTTTTATATGCTATAGACAAGCTGTCGTTTACGCTATATCCAGAAAGGTCTAATGTAACTATAGAGTTTGTATATTCTTTAGCTGATGATGTGGCTACGTCAAATTGCACCATGCTTTCACCAATTTTAGCTGTAAATTCTGGACTAGTAGTATTTACCTTTAGTTGAGGATTTCCTCCAACTGAATCAAACCAGATTGAATTATTCTCAAAAGATGTGACGAATTTACTATCAAAGAAGTTTGTAGATTTTCTAACTCCAGGATATAGGCCTATCTCGGTAATTACTCCAGAGATATCTTGTGGAATTGTAGCCTTATAAATTGCATAGTATTTAAATACAGATGATACTTCTTTAATATCTATCGATGTAAGTGATACTGGAAGTCTATAGAATTCAAAACCTAATCTAGTATCGTTTTCGGTAGCCGCCGTTGAAGATATACCCAAGGCTATGTCCTTGCTATTAAAGTCCGAATTACCAGCAATAAAATCTGTTAGAAATCTTTTACCAAATTTAGTTATCATAGTACCTTGACCCTCGCATTTACAGCCTTAACATCTTCTCCGCTAGAATTTCTAACCTTAAATACTATTGTAGATGACGGATTGCCTGCAGCATCATAAACAACTGTATTAGAAACTACTTCAATATCCATAAGCGTTGGGGCTTTTTTGATTACCTTAGTCGCATCTTTTGTTGCATTCGCAGCATCTTCTGATGCCTTATCTGCCGCCTCTAGATCTTCTGGGTCTACTGATGAAACATATAAGCTAGAAGAAGTTTCTCCAACTCCTGTAGCTACTCGTGCAGGATATACTCTAAGATAATTCGATGCTACATCTTTAACCTCTTTGCCATCCTCATATACGACGATGGGAGAGGTAATTCCTACACCAGTGCTTGATACTTTAGCCATATTTTCATTATACCATTTATCAACTATAAATTGAACGGGCAGTAATGCTGGTACTCAACCCCTCTCCAAAGCTATTATTTACTTTAGTAACTACAAATTTTTGAGTTCCATCTAATCCATTCTTGGAATGATTAACTGCAATTATGTCGCCTACTGAAATAATAGGATTGCTAAATACTTCCATTTCAATAACCTGTTGTTTCTTAGACCACTGATCTTGAATCCATGTAGCCAAATTTTTAGCATCAGACTCTAATTGAATCCAAGATGATTCAAATATTACTGGCTCTGGGATAGTTGTTTCGCTAAGGGTATTAGATACATATTCATGCTGTCCAGATACAACAATATAATTTCCTACAACACTAAATGAATATAAGTTTGAGTCATCTAACGGGACAAATGTTCCTGAGTTATTGAGCACATATATTTCAGCTCCAAAAGATGTGAGCCTTTGCCCTAAAACATTTACGTATTTATTTATACCAGTACTTGTATATAATGGGGTTCCTGGACGAGCTTCATACTTAACCTTAATCTTTTTTAATTCTCTAGCTACCGTTCCAAATTCTTCCATGAATGGCAACTGGCTTGGGGCAATAGTTTTATTTGATATAACCTTATCTCCAAAAAGGAAGCTGAGTGTCTTTATACCGTATTTACCCTCATAGACATTTTGTAATGCTCCGTCATCATACTGATCTTTAGTAATTGGAGCAGCATATACATAATCAAATGAGGTAGTTCCGCTTGCTGAAAATAAAGAAATCCCATCAGTTCTTGGCAAAACTTTTTTAATATCGTCTTTGCTAGAAACATCGGTGGTATCAGTTGCTGTTATCTTATAGTTATTTATATATGCAGATATAACTCTTTTACCAGAAGAAACTGCAACGTTTACATCTAGTTTATATAACTGACCTCCTAAAATTCCAGTTAATTGATTTTTAGCAGAGCTTCCTTGGCTATCATTAAGAACCAGCCTTCTACCATTAACCATTTTAATAATCTTGATTTCTTTATCTGCGGTATCTGACAAATTGGAAGTAGACTGAACTAGAATATAATATCCAGTAAGTCCATTATTAGACGTAAAAAATCCTATACCTCCAGAGCCGCTAATTTTTTCTTTTAATGGTTGGAAAAATAAAGAAGTACCGAAAGAATAATACTCATATGCTGTAGATATTCCTGTATTCTTTACCGCCATTGAGTATTTAGATTTATCTACTTCATTATTAGATATTGACAATAATGAGGTTTGTACAGTTCTATTTCCAGATGTTGCAAACGAAGTACCTGTAGAGGTTGGGTTCATTACCGATGTTGCATCTTCTACAACCTCCATAGACCCATCCACTAATTTGTTTTCTAATGCAGCTTTCTGCTGAGCAGCTAATTGATTTAGTTTTGCTCTAGTCATAACATCATCCCATTCGCTATCTGGAGGGGTTATTGTAGATGATGAAGTAGCCAATGTTCCTAAAACAGAAGATGGTTTAGGAGGAGTAATTTTATCGTAGTAATAATCACCATAAGTTCCAGTAGCATTTACTCCACTATATGCACGAAGCCTCATACTATATGTCATTCCTGGAGTAAGACCATTTATGGTATATGTTGGAGAAGTTGTATTAATTACAAAATCTGGATCATTAAATGTGCTTGTTCCTGCAAGCGATCCTCCGTAACTTCCAGGAGTTGTTGTTGGAACAGTAATATTTAAAGTAGCACTTGTTCCAGCTGCATTATAAGTAATAGCAACATAAGGAATTTTTAAACTGGCTGGTGTTGGAACAGTTGGTGGACTATATGTGTCAAGTGTGGATCCATTTAAATAATAATAATCGTAGTAAATTGGACTCATGCTAATTTAACCTCATATCCAGTCCACCCATTCAATATGCCTTGTGCATCCGCATAATGATCTACCACCTTTGTGTCAAAGGCTCCTCGTGTTTTAATTCTATATCTATCGTTAGGTCCATAGTTAGAAGCTCCTGCTTGACCCTGCCCTAAATATTTTAGAGCCATCGGATAATCTTCAATCCATACTTCCTGCTTAGTTCCATTAGAATCATAGTAGAAATATTGAACTGCATCATACTCTATAATCTCTGAATCAATTACTACATAACCACTAAATGAATCTAGTATTTGTCCTTTAGATCCTTCATTTTGAACAACCGCCCTTAGAGTCATATAATTTGGGGTGGTGCTAGCATTTCTAGATGCTGGCAAATTTTCTTCTAGAGATAAAGCTCCTAGGTCTGCAAGGCTGGACTTCCATAAAGGCTGGGCATTACCAAGATACTCATTTGAAGTTACGCTATTCCATAAAACCTTTACCTGATTAGCAGAAGACAGGTCTTGTTTATTAAATGACAATATATTCGGTAAATTATTACCGCTTGTTTCGTATCTAAAATTCCAATCAATTGGATCTGAAGAGTTAAATAAAAATTCTCTTGTGTAGAACTGAAGAATATTATTCTCATCAAAGAAGGCCACCATTTGTGAATCTCTACACAATTGCTGTATTGATTCCCATACTGTTCTACCATCATCTGTCCACCAATAACGTGGGGCAAATACGGACTTGTCTGATGATGTTGTATTAAAATTATAATTTGTAAATCCAATATTATCTAGAAGATTTCTCATAATAGATATTGTAGAAAATTCTTTGCACACAATGCTTGGAGCAGTCATTTCTTGTAGGATTTTAGCTCCATCTAATGCTGTTACAGAAATGTCTCCAAATTCCTCTATGCTCCAATTATCTAGGTAAAATACTCCTTGATTAATTCTTTCATAATTCCCGCCAGAATCTGATAAAGGTCCTGCAGAATGATATAGCTTAAAATAAGGTATTACTTCTACTCTCTTATATAAATAAGTTTTTGTAGCGTCGAAAGTCATTGTTTTTTCAAACGCTATTACTTCCCTAGGATCTTCATATGAAACCATGCTCATGGATAAAGAGTTTGCACTTACTAAACCTACTGGCAATACGTCGTCTGCGTTTGAAGAACTTTCTTTAGATATAGTAAAGTTTACTACTTTATTTGTAGTGTCCACTACCCACCTAGGAGACATTTCTATAAGACCAATATATTTACCGCTAACTGCTCCAGCAGTCACTCTAAGGCTTGTCATGTTAACTGGTGTAGCAGGAGTAGATGGTTCTGTTGTTGACCAAGAAGTTCCGTTGTAGTAAATTGTTACGGTTCCAGCATCTGGCTGTCCGAATGCTTTAATGTTTGCGCTTGTCCCAGTTGCTATTTGTGTTGCTCCGTTATAAATTGTCCAAGTTGGAGGAGTTGAATGAGCTAACTCAAATCTTACAACTATTTTATTTGTTAAAATTGTTTTAGGATATGTTGCAGTAACGTCAAGGCCTGTGCCTTTATCGGACACATAGTATTTGTATGTTGTCTCAGCTCCTGGATAATATGTACGATAATCTATCGTATATTGGCTAGCTCTTGGATTTCTATAAGAACCAGAACCAACATCGCCAACAATTGCATATTTAATTCCAGCCTTTAATGGCCTATTTGGTTTAACTACAGTATCTATTGGAAATAGTTTTTTAAATGGCTGATAAGTATTACCTGCTGCATCTGTGCGGCTAATCTGTGCACCAGTCATTGTAATATTATCTACAAGGGTATTCATGTTATATTCAAATGTGCAGCCAGAATTAATTACTAGAGTGGTGTCTTGTTCCAGTATTGTTTTTATTTGATCAATATTTGGATGGGATATCATTAGACCTCATTCATAGATAGAGAAACATTCCAGTGTGGTTGGAGTCCTCTTTTAACAACGGTAAAGTTACAGCTAGTAAATGAAACTGTATATGATTCATAACCTGATGATGACTGGTCTGATCCAGTTTTTGCTAAATTAATTCTAATATTAAATGTCTTTTTACCATCATCGCTAAGGTAGAATTGTCTTAAATCTTCTGCCCCCCAACCGCCATCAACTGTAAGAGTTCTGTATGACGGAAGCATATCCCATGACATTGAAAAGCTTCTTTTATCAGCAATATGATTTTTCCTTAAAGTCCCATTTGAAGTTCTAACAGATCTTTCAATTCTATCAATGCTAAGCTCTATTGGACTTCTATTGTGCTCACTTACTTTATTCCAAATTTTTGTAGTTCCAGCTGGTGTGGCAAGCAGGTCCTTAGCCTCTATCCATAAGGCTGATCCTCTAGGTAAATACATTGCCATTAGTATGTTCCTCCAACTGTTCTAATTCTTCCTTGCTTTGCATTTACAAGGGCGAGCTCGGACTTAAATCTATTCATTACATCATCTACTGTAACATTTGTTCCATTTAAAGCAATATCTATATTATAGACATTATTATTGTAAGAATTATTTGCTGCCCCGCCAATTCCAGATATTGTATTTGATGGAATATTATAGCTTGGTCCAAGCAAATGATTTGGAACAATTGATCCACTCATTGCTGGAACGAATAGCTCTGGACCTCTTTCTCCTACAAGGTAGCTTTGTGACCCCATGACTGGACCGCCCTTAGCTCTCTGTCTTTCAGCAGCGGCAGGGCTAAATATTGCATCTTCTCCAGTAGTAACTATATATTTGATTCCATAAGGACCATCAATAATGTCACCCTTTTTAAGTTTTTTCTTTTCAACAATAGTTCTTAATACTTCAGCTCTTAATTCTTCTGTTGGTTTTCCATTTACTTGAATAAAAGGGGTATAAGAATTTTTTGGATCAGAAATTCCAAGAACTGACTCCACTGCCTTTTCGCTATCTAATTTAAGAGTTGCATTCTTTGGTGTGGCTAACTTAAAGCCTTTCTTAAGAGTTTCATCAATTTCGCTAAGAGATATTCCATTTTTACCCATAAGTTCTTTAGAGAAAGAAACCATACTCTCAGATAGATTTCCAAGCTGATCGAATGCTCCACCCATTGTAACTTTTCCACGCTTAGGAAATGTGTATGTCTTTGATTGAGCTTCTACATATTTTCCAGTCTTTGGATCTTTAGTAATTAAATTAGAAAATGCTTCTGCTACATATTTATCAGAGTTTGCAGATTTAAGGAGGTCAACCATAAAGTTGCTAAAATCAATTTTAATTGCTTCCTGAGCCTTTTTATATGCGTCACTCTTTGGATCAAGCATATCTGCCTGAGCTTTATTTCCAGCAATTGTAGTAAATCGATTTGCAAATCCTGTTATTGCAGCTGCTGAAGCAGCAAGGTTATTTGCTAAGTTTTGATTGTTTTGACCAGTTTTACCCGCTGTATCATTTTTAGCATTTTCTTTATCAATTAGTGATTGGACTTTTGCTTCTTCTTTAGCAGCATTATCATCAATGCGATCCATTGCTTTCTTAACTTCAAATTGCTTGGTAAGTTGTCTAATAGATAGCTGAGCCTGCATTGCAGCATCTTTATCTCCACGAGCAAGTGCTGCTTGATAATCTAGCTGTAATTTTTGTAATTCTAGTTCTGTATTTTCTGCATCTAAAGTATCCTGAAGAGCTTTCTTCTTCTCATTTGCTCTCTCACGGATTAACTTAATCTGTTCTTGATATTTCTTTATTAATTCTTTATTTGCACCTAATTCTCCATTAGCCGCCGCTGTGGCCTTCTTTGATGCCGCAAGTTGTGCGTCATTTACTTTCTTAAGAGTAGTAGCAACATTTGGAACACCAGAAAGATTATTTCCAACTACAAGAGCTGTCTGTGCAGCAGCATCTAGTCCAGCTTGGAATACAGCAATCATTTCAGCTTGCTCTGCAGTAAGGCTCTTTAGGTCTAACGCAACTCCTGAAAGCAGCAATCTCCATTTAGCATACATCGATCCAATAGTATCGCCTTTATTCAAAATTGCAGCTAGCTCTGGACGCTCTTTTTGTAAAGTCTTTAAGACATCTTCTGAAAGAACCTTATTCTTTGTATTAGAATTTTCCATTTCTCCATAAATAGATAGCAATGCTTCTGCTTCATCTAGTATGTCGCCTTGAGCATTCTTAGTTCCAATTAATGCCTGAACCGCATTGTCCATAGATGTTACAGCAGTATCAACATTTGAAGCAAATGCGTCTGAATCTATACTATTTACTTTATCAAAATTTTCTGCCAAAGTTTTTACTACAAACGCTGCTGCGGATCCTTTATCTTGAATTGCATTAAATGCTTTATCTGTTAATGCAGCAACTCCCATACCAGCCTTATTAGAAGATTCAATAAGCGCATATATTAGGTTATTTGCTTCTTGTACGCTCTTGCCAGCAGAAACCATTTGAGCCTTAACGTTTGAAGCCCACTGAGTTAATTGACTAGAATCAATGCTATTAAGAGTCTTAAGCATTTCTGGCATGTCTGTCTTTACACGCTCTTTAAGTTCCTTAAGCTCTTTAATAGTTAGAGATATTCCAGTTATTCCAGCAGAGGTATATGACTCAAATTGAGCTCTGGCTTTATCTGCCATAAGCTTCTGTTCTTCTCTAACTGCCTTTATTTTGTCTCCGAGATTTGTATAAACAATTCCTAATTCTTTTGCACCCTTTTCGGATAGACCGAACATTGCTGACTCATTGGCTTCTTTTTCTGCAGCATCTTTTCTAATTTTAAGAGCTAGTCCAACTATTGCAGTAAGTCCTGCAGTAATCCAGCCAATTGGTCCAGTTAATACAGCAATTGCATTTTTGACCATAAGGAATGTTCGGCCAGCAATTGAACCAAATTTTACAGCAGCACTTCCTAGAGTAGTAAATCCTTTTACTGCTCTTCCAAGCATTCCAAGTAATGGATAGAATTGCATTATCATACCAGCAATTTGCATACTTTGTCCGAGCATAGGATTAGATCCAGATAATGCTTGTCCTCCAGCCATTACTCCAAATCCCGCCATTGATGCCATCATTCCGCCACTTGGATCAAATTCTCCTTGCTTTCTTGGCGTAGCACCTTGTCTAAATCCTTGAATAAATCTACCTTTATTTGCATAAACAATTCCGCCATTATTATATCCAGGAACCATACCTCCGTCATTCATGCCACCAACAAAACTCAATGATGGACGACGATACGTACCCATCATAAAGTTTCTCATAAATGGTGCAAAGCCTGAGCGAGATCCTCCAGCACGTGCCCGTGCAAGTGGTACTCCAGCTCTATTTCTTTGCTGTTGTGCAATTATAGATGCAGCCTGTCTTGAAGATGACGGAACAGCATTAATCATTAATCCACGAGCACTTAGAGTATTATGAGATCTATTTAAATATGACTCTCCACCAATTGCTTGCAAGTAGTTTCCAGCAGCAGAATATCCAAATGTGGCTCTTGGAGAAATATGCTCTGACTCAAATAAATTTCTTGCTCTAAGGTCTGCTGGATTTATTCCTTGCGGGAATAGTTTAGAATAAACATGGCTTGCAGCTTCTGGATCCATAGCAGCTAATCCTTGTAAAAGCTGTGTTGACTTTATACTAGCATTTGTTGCAGATAGCGCTTGAGCAGAACTTTTACCAATTAAAGATCTTCCATATTTAGTTTTAATCTTTTTATGTCTATTTTTTGCTACACGCTCTGCTTCTGTCTTAAATGTTTTTCTGTTTATATCGCCTTTACCAAAATTTAGGTTCTGCTGGAAAGACTTACGTAAAACTTCATCTGAATCTTCTGTAGCCATTCTAATTGCTTCATCTACACTAAGCCCTGGAATTCCAAGGCCAAGAATAGCGCTAGCATTATTCATTATATATCTAAATCTAAATTCTCTATCCCATCCAGTTCTTCCCATTGCATCTGGAGTTTTTAATGCTTCCGCCGAGCTTTGATACCTAGATTCAATATCTAAAATCTGTCCATATAGGTTTTGTCCAAGTTCTGGCTGAATTCCTCCAGTAGCAAATTTAGGTCCGCCATCTCCAGCTCCACCATTGATTGCCATGAGCAACGGAAGGTTTCTGGCAGTTGCTTCTCTGTTTACAACAAATTCTCCAGGAGTGAGCATTGCTGGAACAACGTCTGCGTTGACATTTGGACCAGGAACAATACTTCCATCATTCATGCCATATACATATCCACCAGTATTCATCTTACGTGGACGAGTTGTTTCAATGTTGTATCCAGCTCCAGAAGTTCTTACTCCTAGAGATCTAGCTACCTTATCAATAAGATCACGAGTTTTACTCTTCTTAAATAGCTCACGCATATTTGACTTACCAGTTGCATCTACTACTGGCTGATTTAATGTAGGAACAACTGTTGGATTTAGTGTTCTTCCCATTGCTGCAGCCTGTGTTCCTACTGCGCTGGTAATCATACGCTCAACCTCTAGGTTTAATGCAATAATTTGAGCACGAGCTTGTTCAACAGTTAATTTACCAGCACGAAGTTCTGCAACAATTAGTGCTGATTGTTTTGCTGCATTATCAGTAATTCCAGAAACAATAGGTAGTACGTCATCAAATTGATTCATGAAGTCTTTGCTTACAACTCCAGTTGTAGCAATTTGTTTCTTCAAAGCTTCTATTTCTGCCTTTGATTGCATTGCAAGAGTTCCCATCATTGCATGCCATCTAGCGGCTTCACCAGATACTACACCTGTAGAAACTCCGCCAACTGTTGTAAGTCCTGGTACTGAAGGCAACGGATCATTCATGTAAATCTGTGGGGCATCACCAATTTTTCTATTTACTGGAACAGATCCTGGAACCAAACCAAATATGGTTTGAGACATTCTTTGCTCTTCTGTCATTGAAGCACGAGGGACCATATGTGTTGAAGCACGAGTTCCCATCGGACCAACTAATGGGTGTTGAGGATTTACTACTCTTCCGCCTGCTCCCATAATTACGCTTCCAGCCATAGTTGAAACTGCTGGATTTACAGAAATTGAACCAGACTTAGCTTTTGCTTCTAATATGCTAAATTCATCTATAAGATTCTTTAATGCTAATTGTAGAATAGATGCTGCTTTTGCATCACTATAAAATGTTTGCTCCAACATCTTGCCAGCTTTTTCTGCTGCAATCATTTCTGGAGTTAAATACTTCCATCCTTCTCCACCTCTGAAGAATGCCTTCATATGCATTACGCCCTTAAGAATATATCCGAAGAAGTTAGCTAAAAGACCAGTTAACATAATTAGAGGTCCAGCCATAGCAGTTAAAGCTCCAAGGAATGTTATGGCGGTTTTGACTGGTTTAGGTAGACCATTGAAGAAGTCTAAAGCCTTGTCTACAATATTAATAATTTTAGTTCCAATTGTTAGGAACTGTTCTCCCACTCCAGCTAAATCAGCCTTCAAGCTTTCAAGGGCTCTGCGGTATTTACCAGATGCAGATTCAGTAACTGCTGTTAATTCTCGGCCAGCTACAGAAGCTAAATCTGTAGTGCTTGCCTTCATAAGATCTAAAACTTGTAGTGTCTGGCTACCTTGACGACCTAAATTTTCAAATAATGCGTTTAGACGAGAGAACTGAAATTTACCAAATAGCTGTTCGATAGCCTGTTGTTTTTGTAGAGGATTTAAATTATCTAATGCTGCTTGTAGGGCAAGGAGGGTTCCAGTAACATTCCCAGCATTTTGATTTACTATACCTAGCAAGTCTATGCCCATTGTTTTAAATTTTTCAACTGCTTTATCTGTAGGGTTAATTAAAGATGCTAGTGCAGACTTTAATGCGTTTGCACCTTCTGATGCCGAAATACCACCTTCACGCATAGCAGTTAGGTATAGTGCAAGATCTTGTACGCTTCCGCCCAAACCTTTAATAACTGGTCCAGCTTTTGGAATAGCCTCTACTAGGTCATTAAGAGTTGTTGATGTTTGGTTTTCAACTGCGTTAAGAAAGTTAATTGAATTTGTTAACTCTTCTGTATTAGACTTAAATGCAGACTGAATTGCAAGGGTTGCTTTCATTGCTTCTTGGCGATCTACTTCACCAAGTACTGCGAGACGGCTTGTTTCTTTTACTGAATCTAAAAGCTCTTGTCCTTGCTTACCAGTAGCAGCAATATCTGCCGCTAATGAAATTGTTTCACTAAAGCTAGTTCCATATGCTGCAGATAATTCTTTTGCAGTAGCAACAACTTCTGCTCTTACTTTACCTAGTTCTTGAGCAGATGTTCCAGCAACATCTCCGTAAACCTTAGTTAAACGAGTTAGTTCCTGATCCGCTACCTTAAATGCGTCTGCTGCAGCTTTACCAAATGCTGTGATTGGAAGAGTTAAACCTACTGTTAACTGACGACCTGCCCACTGAGTATTTTTACCCCAGTTAATAAGCTGAACTGCACCGTCTTGAATAACCTTATTCATAATTGCAAGTTCTTGTCTTGCAAGAGAGGTCTTATTCTTTATTGCATCTAATCCTCTAGGTACATGTACGTTAAACTGCATAAGCCCTTGAGCATTACGACCCAAGGGTTGCAGAATAGCATTTTGCATTGCAACTTGCTGTCTTGCAAGTTCTCTGATAAGGCCACCAGATGTCTTTATATGACCTTGATATGTACTAAAATAATCTCTAAGCTTTAGTCTTCCGCTATCAAGATTTTTACCAAATTTTTCTACATCTGATGTAAGGCTTACAAAGTGTGATGAGAATTGGCTGGTACTTCTAAGAGTGTCTGAAAAGTTTCTATTTATTACAGCAACATTGTTTGCCAACATCTTATTAGAGTTAGCAAGATTTTCCTGTAATTTAGATAGGCTGGCAGTAACCTTATGCACATCGGCAATAAGACTTGAGAAGTCGGCATCAGCGACTATCTTCGTACTGATTACTTCATCAGCCATTTATTATATTACTCCTTTGAGTATCCTAAGCCTGCCCCAATTCCAAATCCAGCTTCTGCTGCAAATGCTCCTTGGAGTGAAACAACATCGTCTGCTGTAGCATCTATTCCTGCTGCCCGTAAACGAATGTCGTCAAACTTATTACCCTTGCTCTCTTCTTGATATTCACCAATGTCTACTCCCTTTAACGATGCTTGGAACTTTTTTTCATTATGTTCTCTTTTTCGCATTGCCTCCAGAGTCATCAGTAGTTCTGGCATTGAAAGATTTTCTTCTAGCTCCTGGTAATTCTTCCAATGTCCAAGGAGAAATACTTCTCCCTCTAATGCGGCTAGATCGAGTTCTGACCAGCCAGAACCGCTGCCGCTAGAAGGTTTGGGTCGTCAAGCTTGATTCCTCCGCAAACTTCAAGAATGCGGTTCATTGTAGGAACGTCAAGGACATCCTCTAGTGCATCTCTATCTTTTACCAAATCTGGTAGCTGTTTCTCCAAGGCAATTGCACATGCGTCAATAAGAATTGTTAGTGTTTCGCCTTCTGTAGTTACAGTTGATGTCTTTTGAATTGCTTCCATAAACTTACGAAGCTCTTTAATTGATAATGGTTTGAGCTTTACGTTAAGCCCATTTTGTAGTTGAATTTCTTCTACATCATATACGGTTGTAGCCAATTTATCCTCCTTATGGATAGTTGTATTCATTATAACAAATGCATATTATAAACACAAGCAGAAAGCCCCCGAATTTCGGGGGCCCCTGTTAATTACTAGTTAGCTATTACGCTACCAATACACGGTCAATAATCTTGCCGTACTCCTGGCCCTCATAACCCGACATAGCGGTTGGGAGAAGACGGAAGGTTACTGGAAATGTTGTTGGAGTAGAACGTGCCAAAGTGAACTGTGACTGTTGTACTGAAAGAACACGACGTGCATAATATACACGCTCTGTCTTTGATCCAGCAGCTGTTGGTGCTTGACCAACTGCTACCAACTGACGCTCTGTAGGTGCGATACCTAGAGCACCAGCAGCGATACCCAATGTGTCCTTCTTGGATGTACCACTACCTGTTGAGATAATAGTATTGTCCTGAGTAATTGCAGTGTTATTTGTTGGATCATCTGGCTGTCCGAATACAACTAGAACGTTTTCTAGTGTGCCTTCTGACATTTCTGTTGCGATCATAACCTCCATCGCTGACTTGAACAGCTTAGCTGTATCAAGCAACTGGTCTACGGTTACTGAATCATATGTTGGATTATATGTAATCTGAAGACCGTTGTTGGTAAATCCTACGTTTCTGTAGTAAAATGTGCCAGAATCTTTTGCGTTAAGTGTAGTTGTATAGGATTCTCCTGTTACAAATGCGCTTGCGTTTGTTGTTCCTGGCTCTGAATTCTCATATGTTGCATATCCTGCTGTTGTTGAATCGATATTCGAAATAAACAATGGGGATGCACCTACGAGAATGTTTTTAGCATTACCTGCGTTTTGTGCCATGTTTTTATTTCCACCTCCTGGAATTCGTGGTATTTAATTTTTAAAAAAATCTAGCTGGCTAGGCTTCTTTCCTCTTATCCAATTTTAGGCTATAAAGGGTCAAAAGGCAAACCCTAGAGGAATCTGCCTACTGAGTCCAAGATTCTTGAATATTTGATTTCAAGTATTACGTCTGTAGAGAAAAATCCCTGAAGCTCCTCAGAAGGAGCGGTAGGGGATATATCTGCCAAGAATATGGCATGGAATTTAAATTTGTCTGATAGTCCAGACCAATAATTGACATCTCTGGCTGACTCATCCATACGTCTAAATTGATCTGTCATAAAGTTCCTAATCTCATTTATCTCAGCAAAGTCTGTTGAATATATGGTAAATAGGATCTGCTCGCAGCATATCATCCAGTTATCTTCATAGGACATGCCTATCTTGTCATAGACTATATGCTTCTTCCCGCTCAAAAATTGATTCATTTCAGCGGTTTGCTGCACAGGAACAATTGGGATCACATTCTCATTTAAATTATCTGACCAATAATCATCTTCATCAAATATTTTACGAGTCTTTAATTCGTTCCATAAGAACTTACGCAGTTCTAGCATGGCATCTAATTTATAATTGGCTGTCATAATACTCCTCCAAATGACTGTGCTAGGGCTGCATCTGCTTGGCTTCTAATAGCGTTTGGGCTAAATGAAAATTGTATTCTTTTAATATTTGTAGGAATGCTCAAAGCTTTAGCCATTCCAGCGTTAAATATTCTTTGAAAGCCAGATTTACGAATTGATAGTCCAACTAAATTGCTGCTAAAGAATCTTCCATGTGCAAGCGTAAATTGATTTGTTGCTGCTGTTCCACCTGGGCGTCTTACTTTAACAGATTGACCTTTAGGCATAAATACTGTTTCTCCGTCTATTTCAAAAACTAATCTTTCTGCATATTTCGGAGAAATAACTAATGGAGTTCCCGCCTCCATAATTGAGGCTTTGTCTACGAATACGTGTCTGCGTCTAGATTGACCACTTGCTGGCACAAAAGATTTAGATGGCTTGAACTGATAACCTAATTTAAATGACAATCCTTCTTGAGAAAGTAATTTTAAATCAAATAATCTAGCTGTTTTATTACCAACCTTTTTCCATTCATACACATGGTGCAGTGATTTAGGACGACTGCGGGCAATAGCATCTATATACTCTCCAAAATCCTTATCTATTTGAGCAAATATAACTGATGAAAATTTAGACTGGAATGCTTTATTTGTAGTAAGTTTAGATATTACTTGTGCGTTGTAATACATATATGCCGATATCTGAGCAACTGTAGAATCTTTTAGCATGGCATTATTTCTATTGCCCACCATTAATCTCTCTAGTCCGCTAGCAGCTTGGACTAACATTACACTATTGTCCAATTTGCTGATTCTCCGATCTCTTCATAGATGAGTTATATGCAATAACTGTTCCAAATGGATCCGTAACTGGAGTTACTCCAACTACTTCAAATACAGTTGGTGTCTCTGTTGGGAAATTTATTTCTGCCCATATGACATTTCCAGACTTATCTCTTATATTTGTAACCTTCTCACGCATGGTAAGTTTGTCTGAAGTACGAACTTGAATTATTTGATCGTTCATATACTTATTGCTAAACACCTGCTTATCACTAGAGCGTGTTGTTGCAGAGTTACTAATTACACCTTTTGCATGGCAATCAACAGTTCTATGATAATTCCATTCACGCTTAATTGCGCCTGTATCAGGGTCTTGAATTTCAGATTGTCTATAGACATCCAACTGCATAGACAAGACGGAGTCTATGAGATCAAACATTAGATTATCTCTACCTTGCTAACCATTACATAATTAGCAAGCAGTCTGTCTGCATAGGCATTGCCTGTTCCAGAATATGCTTCTGATGTATATTCGAAATCCCAGTCAAATGTAGATATATTCTTTATGTACTTATTTCGCCATACTGTATCCTTAGCAAAATAGTCCTTCATTAGTTCGACTGCCGCCAACTCTACTTCATCTGGAACCTTTTCCCACCCAAAACGTCCCTGAATTTTATAAGGCACATTTGATTTAAATACTCCGCTATAATCATATATAGATGGAGGAATCATTCCATTTGCAGTATATACAGTATTATCAACTATGCTAGATCTATCTATTCTAATTCCGTATCCACTTTCTGCAATAATTACATTGTAGCTTAGATTTGAAATACCTTCAATATTATCAATTAGCAAATCATCATTAGCATAGAGCTCATGAAGCTCATGTATCTTTGCTGGAAGTGGAAGAACATCTGAACCATATCCATATATTACATATAGATCATCATATAAATAGAAATTCTGTCCAGTATATTGCTCTATTTGCTTACGAGCATATTTTTCTGCCCTGACTAATTCTTTATAAGACTTGTAATTTGGATCAGAAGAATCTGTGCTAAATCCCAAATCCTGGACATGGTTAAAGTCTACATATGGTGTTACGACATATACTTCGTCAGATCTTGTTACTGCCGTTCCGCCAACGTTATATTCCCATTGAAGACGCAAAGTCCTGTTCCTATTTGTATATTGATATGGAATATACACTACATAGGTCCCTGGGTTATTTTCGTCTGCTACTGAATATAGTGTAGCCAATACAGTAGACGGATTTAATGCTGGAGAAATAGCAGGATCATTTGTAACATCAAACAACTTTACTATAGGTAAAGAGTCTGCTGTAGTTATATCTCCATTCCAAAAAACCTGATGTGTTACTGGAGATTGTGAATTAAGTAATATCTCTGCCATTTCAAAGGCTTAGATTAGTGGTAGAATTCCTGAACCTCTTTAGGGGTTGCTAATCTGAAACCTTCCTCCTTATCAAAAATTTCTTGAGCAGTATCTTTGTCCATAGCGACATAAGGATGCTCTTTTGTAAATGTAAAGCCATGTGTTTGATAACTATAATTCTGACGTTCCATTTTTACTAGAACTGCGTCTTCTGCATTCTTCTTCTTTGTGTCTGGCTTTACTGGTGTTTCAATAGCCATATCTTCTTCCTCTTCTAGGCTCTGTACGGTCTTTTGGTATACCGACCAAGTTACTCCCTCTTCTGAGAGTGCTGCAATAATATCAGTTTTATTCTTTAAGCCTTCAATTTCTACCCCGAAATCTTCAGCTATCTTTTTTAGTTCTGCTATTTTTAATGTCTCAAATGACATATATACTCCTTGCTCTAAGTAATTCAATTATAGCATTGTTAAATTAAAAGGAAAAGCCCCCAAAATTTAATTTAGGGGCTTTTCAGCGGATCTAAATCCTATAAATTAGGAAGCGACCTTAACGTTCTTTACAACAACCCAGCAGTCTGCCTGCTCGATTTGTGTGCCAACACGGGTAAACATTGTATATTCAATGCTATCCTTCTTTGGCCAGAAGAAGCGGTAAACAGTAACGTCACGCTTGATTCCAATAACTACGTTATTTGGGAATGTCAAGTGGATGTCGCCGTGTGAACCAGCTGCTCCAGAGTAATCTCCAGTTTGTGTTTCAGGAAGAAGTGGCACTTCAACAATCGGAATACCGAATGCGAATGGTGCTACGAATCCTGCTGGACCACCAAGGGCTACTTGCTGTCCACGGATAACGCTTGAAGCGATATCTTCTGGATTTGCTGTACCAGCAGTGATGCTGTTCTTGTACAAGAAATCCTGGATTAGGTTTGAACCTGCAAGGAAGCGAAGGTCATTACGACGTTGCTTGTACTTACGAGGCATAGCCTTAAGTGCTGAATTGAATACTGCACGAGAAACTTCTGCGCCTGCTGCGTCAACAACACGACCAGATGTCTTAGCCTTCTTTACTACACCGTTAAATGCAGTTAGGAAAGTTGTTCCACTAGCTGTATCTCCATTGAGAACTAGGTCTTCAATGTCGTTACCTGCCTGTGTTGCCATCATACGTGCAATATGATCTTCAAGATCTGCACCTTCGATGTTATCTTCAAGAGATTCTGTTGAAAGCTCCCAATCCAAGCGAAGCTTCTTTGTTGTAAGAGAGATCTTGGAGAATGTTACTGCTGCGTTTGAGCCAGTATTGTCTCCTTCAGTAGCAAGAGTCATAAGTCTCTCGCCAACTGACATACGATCAATCTCAGTTGTATCTGCTCTCATTCGGACAGTACGTGCGACCTTACCAATTACGGTAGCGTCGAACATGTAGTCTAGGAAGCGAGCTGATTGTTCTGGATTAAGCAAACCGCCATTTCCGTTTTCGGAAGCACGGTGTACACCTGTTCCACCAGTTGTGGATGCAAATGTAGCTGTAGCAGTTGTACCTGCTGCAATTGCTTTTTCTAATGTTTCATTGCTCATTGTTTTATTTTCACCTACCTTTTTTAGTTAAAGAGTTCGTTTACGGAACCGAGGAAAGAACCGTTCCATTTTGATTTCTTTATTGTTACTTCCTGAGACCCGCCAAGGTCCGAGGACTTCTTAATTGCAGTCTCTGATTCGACTGCGTCAACACGCTTCTCGACTGTGTCGATGGTGTTCTTGATATCTTCTACAGCCTTTGAAAGTGCTGCATGCTGATCTGCCAATTCTGAAATACGAGTATCTACGCTCTTGCTGAATGTTTCAACAGTCTCTTTGATTGTTGTAACCTGCGCTGCGTTTGCCTCAGATGCCTTTGCAAGCGTATCTGAGAAGAATCCCTTAAGATCACCGAGCATCTTTGCAAAATCAGGTTCATCAACCATAACTTCTGATACGTCGGCTGCTTTTTCCAGAGTTTCGGCAGGAGCGTCTTCTGCTGCTGCAACTTCTGCAGGAGCTTCAGCTGGTGCTGCTTCGGCAGGAGCCTCAGCGGCAGGTGCTGTCTCTTCTACTGCTACAGGAGTCTCTTCGACTGCTGCAACTGTTTCTGTGTTTTCTGACACTTCATTACCTCCTTCTGCGTTTGCCTGTTTTGCGATTGTGTTTGTATCAGGCAACGGTAATCTTGACTTCTTGAATGAAGCAAGAATTTTATCTATTTCTTTAGCCTTGTTTGTGTCGTTTGACTCAACCCAACCAATTAGTGTGGCTGGATTTCCTGTAACTGGAGAATTATATGAGGACTCTGTAGAAATGAATATTGAGTCTGAATCCTCACAATAAAAAATGTTCTCTGTTACAACGTCTGCCGCCATACCCTTAAAAATAAGTTGGCCATTCATTTTCTGAATGGACAAGATATTGCAAAGTTCATTTGCTGGGGAATCTACAACAGACAATTCTATTAATGCATATTCTTTAATAAATCTTACTGGCTTACCTGTAGACTTATTAACTTCGTTTTCTGAGTCTACAATCTTTCCGCCAATTGAAAAACCTTGTAGTGTGCCGTCAAGAATTTTTTCCCAAGTATCTTGTGCACCCTTTGAGATGTATGCGTCTACATATACACCGTTATAAAACTCGCCGCTCTTTGGATCATAAAATGTTTCTGGTTTAAATGAAACCATTTTGCCAACAGCATTTGAACCGTGCATCTCACGAATGTTTCCACGGAAAGATTCGAATGCCTTCAATGATGCTTCTGCTGTTACAACATCGCCTGTTTGATCTAGATTATCAAGTGTTGCAAAACCTGAGACAGTTCTCTTCTCACGGTTGACTTTTGTAAATGGTACTGAAAGGCTGATGTTATCGCCATTTGAGGACCACAAAGATTTCTCAATATTCATATGCTTAATTATATTTATTTACACATCAAAAGGCAAATAAATGGTTGAGTAGGACTACTCGACTTGTCTTCCAGCCCCTTGTTCATTTCGCCCCTCTCCAGAAATATCTGGCTGGGTATTTTGACGTTCTTGAGATCTGGCTCTAGTATTTCCAGCCTGGGCTCGAATTTCTGCCTGTTGCTGTGGCTTTAATTGAACAACCTCATCTCCACCATCTAATGGAACCATACCCTTACGGATACGAACCTCATTTGGAGTAATTACCTGCATTCTCAAATAACGCTCATCAATCTTAGACAATGTGTCTTCATCTGTGAGAGCTAATTCATTGAATTTAATTTCTAGAGCATCTGTCATTTCTGAGATTAATCTATTTAGTTTCTTCTCTAGAATATCCTGTGCTGGACGACATACCTGCTCTTTAAATGTTTTATCGGCATCTCTTGCTGCCGCCAAATTAATTCCTTCTGGAGTTCCGATTTTATTAATTGGAGTACGGTGAGCCATAAGAATTTCATCACGGTTCATCTTGCGATATGTATTAAATGATGACTCTTGTGGATTTGCCTCAACTGGCTCCATCTTAAATTCAACCTTAGCATCTGGGCTATCGGCTGGCAAAGGAATATAAAGAGATCTATGATTCTTACCCTTAAGTCCGACCTGGAAAAATTCTAGAAGCTTACGCTCTGATTCTGTTGAGAGCTTTGCGCCCTTTACAGTAATAATATATCGTGGAACAGCCTTATTTTCAAAATAATCAAGGTTGTACTTGGCAGACAATTCGTTTCCGCTCATAGCATTTGCTGCTGATACGATATCTGGAATGCCATAATAATTATTTTGTGGCGTGTATTTCTTCATATGAATAATTTCATTTGGTCTATCTAGACCGCCTGAAATTGGATTAGGAGTTTCTTGATCTCCGAAATTACGGAAGAATACAGCCTTGCCATATAGCAATTGAATAAATCCATCACGCAAACGACGAACACGCATTGTCTTTGCTGGGATATGTCCAACATATCCAATTTTGCCTGCAGATGTTCTACCTACTTCGTTATCTATGCCATCCATTGCTTCAATTGTTTTGCGGGTTTCAATAAATTCAAAACCTAGGCCTACAATATTAGCAACCTTAGCATTGATTGCTGAATAGTTATATGCAGATATTTCATAAATCTGTGACAGATACTCCATATTGTATGGAGGTTCGACAAGGTCGAACATGGCATATCCTGTGATAGCCTGTTGCAATAAATTCTGTTGTGTTCCTGTTCCGTCAATACCAGAAAATTTCTTTTGAAGATCTCTATTCATCTTCCGACGGAATGCTGGGCTTAGCCCAGATACCTTAGTAAGGTCTTCGCCTTCAATCTTAAATGGGTCGTTTGTTTTTTGAATTGTTGGAGAATGAAACTTTGCCCAGTCTGCAGCATTTGAAATCTCAATCTCTTGAGAATCTGTATCTTCAATAAACTCTGCTGTCATTTATTTGCTTTCCTCATTTCATCCTTATAGTTACCAATATCTAGAGGATCTGGGATCAAACCCCACTCAAGTCTCTGCTGTTGATACTGAAACTCTTCGTCATCAATTTTTCTACGGCCCTCCAAAAACTTAGGCTGCCCCTCATAAATTCCATAAGAACGAACTTCTCTTGCAAGAGCATCGATCTTGGACTTATTGCCTTTCATTGATGTGACTGATAGATAATTTCCTTCGTCGTCACCAATCCACCGTCCGTCTGGCATTTCCCAGACATATATTCCAAGGCGGGTCTCATTTTCAATGGTGGTGGTTTTAATACTCATATGTTTTATTTTACCACTCTTTATAGTCAAAGTCCAGCTTTTTTGTCAGGCTGGATGTATTTTTTATATGCTTTGTAGCACAATCCAGTCGTTATTATAATATGCTGGCTCTAATTCTGTCAGGGTGATGGCAGATTCTGTGACTGTTTCTACTGGCTTTCCTGTATATAGCTCAAAATGTGTCTCTACCTTAGACGCCGTTAACTCAGAATCATAAATAGCAATATTCTTATACAGGTTACTTGGGCCCCCAGATGTCTCATAATTAAATTGGAATGGGCCAGAAATTGGGGTAGTAAATACTAAAACAATATAATGTGGTTCTTCTTCTACTAAATAATTAGATATATTTGTAGCCGTCGAAACATCTACATTATTTATATATACCTTGGCAATATTGGCCTTAGAAATTGCTCCAGAGCCATTCCAGGCGAATCTGGTGGTTGTACCACTAGAACCATAGAATAGGGTGTTAGAGGCCAACGTAAGGGGCGTAAAGAGCATTTCTACAGACTTCACAGACATTGCTGTAGTCATATTAAATCCTGCTCCATTTTTAGCCCTAATTCCATTCATATAATGGCGGGATAAAATAGGATAATTTAATGATCCCAAATAATAATCTTCAGTTGAAGTAATCTTATCTCCATAATTGTCAGCATATACTGTAGTATCTGAATAAAATGTTATGCAGAAAAATGATAGCCTTGGCAAGAATTTACTTGCATCTGTTGTAGACATAGTAATTCTAATATAAAGCTTTCCGCTTGTATCAAATGAATCTTTATTATACTGAGGAATCGGCTGTCCATTATAACAAGGCAGATATGATATTCCGTCTACGCTTGTTTCTACTGCTACTCCTAAATCATTCCGCCATTCTACTTTAGATGTAATTAATCCAATAGTTTGTGGAATTGAAACAAAGTCATTTATAACAAATGTTTTAGATTCGGTAGTTTCTGTTGGATAAAATGTTATATAATTTTTAGCATTATCGTAGTATGTATTATCGTCTACAAAGTCTGCCCATGGCTTATTTACTGGATAAGAATAATCAAATTGGGCTTTTATATTTACGTCTGTCCCACTAAATAATATACCTTTGTCTGGATATACAACATGAATAGCAGGAACTGTAATATTGCCATCCACATAATGTCTACGAATAGATGTTTGACTCAAAGCATACCTGTATACTGCTGGAGCATCTACTATAAATGTATCTCCAGAAACTGCCGTCGGACCAGATTGAAGAGATATTGTTGTATTTGTAAATTTAAAATCAGTTAAAGATTTTGATGCTACTGGAGCAGAATCTATATAAAGAGCAATTCCATTTACAGAATAGAGCCCTACAATATGCATAGCTTTTTTACTGTATAGAACTTTACGACGAATGCTTTCTGTATCAGACACCTTAAATACGATATCTCCATTTTCCCAAAATAGACCAATATCATTTGTTGAATCCGCCAAAATAGGTGTTTCATTAGAAGACTCTATAGATTGATTAAACCATACTTCTAAAGTAAAGTCATTATCTGAAGTGTATTTTGTTCCGAATCCCGCCCCAACATTTGCGCCATAAAAATCTTTAGTAATTGGAAATGTTACATATGCTGTATTTGTAATACGTGTTCCAGAAACTCCGCCTGGTACAAGCGGTAGTATGTTAGTTGCAGGAGATCCTGTATATGTTCCATTATTGCCGCATCCAGATATATCTGAGGCGGTAGTGCCAGAAGATTCATCAAGCGGCCAAAATCCGATTGGATAATCTTTGATTACTTTAAGTTGGTATGACATATGTTATACCTGATATCTAATAACTACTAATCCTGATCCGCCGCCACCCGAAGTAACATTTTGAGAATCAGCAGATGATGTAGCTCCACCACCAGAGCCAGTATTTGTAATACCACTTACACCACTTCTATCTCCATTTCTTGCTCCACCTGCTCCACCACCACCTAAACCTCCAGGTTGAGATACTGGATGCTCTAAATCTGAACCACCTGCTCCACCTCCAGCAATATATCCACCAGATGTAGCTGATGACCAACCAGATACTCCTGTCATAGCTGAAGCAATTGCTGTTAGCCAAGAAGAGTATGAATTTGTACCAATTCCTCCACCACCAGCAGTTCCAGAACTTTCACTAGCTGCTCCATTAATACCAGCACCACCTGCGCCTCCACCACCACCAGAGCCTCCAGGTCCACCAAATCCTCCATTATTACCTTCTGATGGAGAGTATCCTCCCTCGTTACCACTTCCCCCTGCCCATCCGTTAGAACCGCCGCCACCAGAGCCTCCTGAACCACCAGTATAGGCTGCAGAATTACCAGCATCTGCGCCTCCTCTACCACCAGCAGTAGCGCTTAAACCAAATGCTGATGAATTATTTCCTCTGTTTCCAACAATAGAAGTTCCTGCAGATGTTACTGAGCTTCCTCCAGCTCCAACTGTTATGTTGTATGCTTGTGCAGTTAAATTAATAGAACTACTTCTTACACCACCAGCTCCACCGCCACCTGCATCACCAGTAGTATTACCACTAGCATTTCCTCCAGACCCTCCACCTGCAATAATTAAGTATTCTACAGTTGTAGGTTCATAGCAGGTAAAAGTACCATTTCCTATAAATGTATGATATCTATAAGATCCAGAAGTTGTTATCGTTCCACCAGTAGGGGCTTCAGCCGCAGTTGATGTTATGCTAAATGTTCTTGGAACACCAGAATTTATTCCATCAGATGCATTAATTGTAAATGTATAAGTTGTATTTGCTGTAATATTTGGCAAAGTTCCAGATATTACACCGCTTGAAGAATTTAAAGTGATTCCAGAAGGTAAAGATGAACCAGAAGCAAGGGAGTATGACATAGTATTATTTTCTTCGTCAGTTGCTGCTACAGTAACTGATATTGATGTTTGTTCTGTAAATGTTCCTAGAGATCCAGCGGCAGTTTGCCATACTGGCTTATCGTTAATAGAAACAGCGTCTGGCAAAAGTCCATATAGATTAGAAGGATTAACAACTTTTATATCATATGGTTCTTTTGATGCAGAAATTGCGGGAAACACTGCCGTAATTTGAACTATTGAATTGACAGTTGTTGTATTTGCTGCATATTCTGTTCCATCTGAACCAATCAAATACGCTACTGCTCCATTTGCAAAATTTGTTCCTGAAATTACAAGCGTATTTGTAGAGTTTGTTTCTAATACAGTTCCAGTAAATGAAACAACTCCTGGAGTTTCCGCCACAATATTCTGCCAACTTAAATTTGTATAAATTTCTAATCTTTGTTCTTCTCCATTAAAATAAGGCTGTCCAATTGCTGGATTGACAGGACGATTGGCTGTATTACCAAAAGGAATACCTGTATTTGATGACTTTCTAATTGCCATTAATCGAACCTCCAACCAAGCGTAGCGCCTGTATATGTAAATATAGAACCTGATTGATCTACGTCTATTATAGCATTTTCTGTTTGTCCATTAATCTTGTTGCCGTTTCTGGCTATTGTTATGTTATTTGTTGCCGCCGTCCCTGATGCATCATATACTGCAATTGTATCGCCTAGGGTAGGGCTGGCAGGAAGAGTTAAAGTTCTTGCTGCTGTTGTATCTACAAAGTAATTATAGTTTGCTGTCATTGTAATATTAGATGATACTGCTTGGGCGGTAGGACCAGTAGGTATTGTTATATTATCTGATAAATTAAATTCATTTCCATTAATTGTTACAGAGGCATATGGCAAAGCAGTGCCAACATTTTGCCATTGTGTGCCATCCCATACTCTGAT